CGAGCCTACCATCATTCTTCCTCCTTTCGATTGTATACGATAGTCGTCTTTGCATTATCGGCATAAACATCGGCCGGCGCCCACGTCCATTTGCCTTCCTTCTTGATGCGCCAATACAGTTTCGCCATGTATACAGCCAGTGGCTTTGTATACATAAACTTAACCGAACATCAAGATGCGATCCACAATACTGTACCATGATGGTACATACTCTTCAGTATTCTGAATCGGCTATTTTTCTTCAACTCGACTTCGTTGTCTGGTAGAGCAACATCAGCAACGAGTAGTACTACAAGCCCGATTTTCTTACGGTGCTTGTATACATACCGGACAGTCCGTCCAGATTTATCACGGAACTTACGTCCGTAAGTTAGGACTTTCTTTTTTGCCATAGTTCAACACATACCTGAACCGTATGTAACCAACTGATCTAGTAAGCCAAGTTGGTGTGCGATTAACGTACCGATGAGGTACTCTAATCTTCGTTCAACAATATGGGCCAAGACTGATGCGCCTTGGCTTGCTTTGACTACAGTGTCTGTTGCAGCTGCGCTGACATCTGGAGACATCAGATCACTTCCGCCTTCACACCTCGGTACTTACCAGGGGCAAGTTCAACGAGGATACTGTAAACATCATTTGCAAGTGGGCTTCGAGATTCGATTTCTACGAGCCCACAAATTGCATTAAAACCACCTACGGTAGCCTTTCCATCGGTACCCAAAGTGGTATCTTGGACAACCAACGGTTGAGGCATGTTACCGGTTTCACCTGGATATGTGCCTAGTGAATACGGAGCGTCCTCGCCTAAACTTAGCAAGTTGTCTGCGATTTCGTCCACTTGAGTTCCATCATCAAACAGATTCAAGAGTGGATCATCAGTATTCACTTGAGCCATGTTAGGCTCATTATTGTCGACAGTAGCTCTGGTCTCAGCGTAACTCTTCACCAGACCAACCGACGTATAATTTCCTGCGCCCGATGAAATATGATCTCCAAGCAAATGGAGATTGTACGCATCAGTTCCTGTGGTACCATCTGGGCTTACAATGCTCGAATACGACCATTCCCCTAGCGCAACATCATTGCCGCCATTGTCTTTTGGCACCAAATATGTTGGGCTTTGTGCGTATGCACCAATACCACGAATCTTAAAATCGTGATATTTAGGTTTGAGTGTGGACGCCATGACATCATGAACCTGATCGTTCATTTTGTTCCACAATGCAAAGCCTCGCTTCCAAGCGCCTCGTACCATCCAAGAATCTGGCACCGTTGCAATCGAGACCCTACCAGCGTTTGTCGCAGCTGCCGGATCGGCACCTTGATTTTGATTCGTGTTTGCACTCACAATAGTAACACGCTTAACGTGGTAGTCTCTGCCTTGGCGATAGAATCTGCGGTTGATCGCCGAGATATCTCGTGCCAAATCAATAAAGTGGGAGGTCTCCGTACCTGGAGTCCCACTATTTGCAATTTCATACCGAAGGTATCGAACTGCTGGTGTAATCTTCGCCGTGGATCGGCTGCGCTTTGCTTTCGTTGAAGTCTTCTTCGCCATGGTATTTCCCTCTGGGTATGATACCATGTATTTGGTGACATTCTATTAATGTTCCCCAAACTCCCCTCTTACCTTGTTCCAAGGCAATTCACCGTCCCGTAGCCCGATTCACAAGATTCTACGGAGGGGTTGTTCAGCCCTCACTTCGCATCTTCTTTGCCGTCTTACCGGAGGTGACAGCACAAAGTCGTTTCGCCTACTTGTGCGGTCATTGCCTGCTATTCGCAGACATCGCCACCAGCGGGGGTGGCTCTGTCACCGCCGCTGCCACCCGCTTCGCGTGTTGGCTGCGATCACGGTGTTCGGTGTAATCAAGATTGAATCCGGGTGCTGTGCCGAACGCGTTGTCCTTGTGGCTCCTTAGCCGACAACGTCATTCTCTAAAACACCAATACGGTGTACCTGGTATTTGTTCACAGCACCCGCATCTACAATACCGGCTATAACCCGGTAATGTGGTTTGCACATTGTGCTTCAGAGCCTGAGGCACAATGCGCTTTCTCCTGCAGCATTGCCGACGGCACTTTGCTGTGGATCGTAAACGATTCAAACATGTCGGTTTCATTTCAACCAACCGACAACATTCATTCTCAATGCTATCTCTGAACGCTTGCACATAGTGCAGCGTGGTTTCTTAGCAACGCTAATCTCCTTGTGGTAACATCTGGAACAACTCCAGATTCGATATATGGGTCTCATAATACTTCCTCGTACCCACACTTTGGGCATATCCAAAGTTCAACCCATTGTTCGGGTTTTACCTCTACGGGCCATGCGTCAGACCGGAAGTCTAACTCCTGGCCGCACTGTGTGCACTTCATTCTTCAGCCTCCAAGTTTCCAGGGCCTTTTCCTTTCATGTAACACGAGAAACAGCAACTTGCTTTTGAAAGGGCCGTTGCAGTCAAGGTTTCTGTGCCACAATGTACGCACGTGATCCACGAGCCTACCATCATTCTTCCTCCTTTCGATTGTATACGATAGTCGTCTTTGCATTATCGGCATAAACATCGGCCGGCGCCCACGTCCATTTGCCTTCCTTCTTGATGCGCCAATACAGTTTC